CGCTTCAAAGACCTCTACCTCTCCGGCGGCGTCTACCTCGGCGGCACGGCTTCAGGAAATCTGCTAAACGACTACGAAGAAGGCTCTTGGGAGCCTCAAGTTTATTATCAAAACGCTACGGACCAAGCAGGTGCTACTAATACTGTTCAATCCGGCAAATATGTAAAAATAGGCAATATTGTTATTCTTTCTTTTAGATTAGATTTTACAGCGCCTTCAAGTCCGGCAAACGATAATATAGGTGTTAAAAACTTTCCTTTTGCCGGAACAAACAACCATTACAATGCTTCAGGGCCAGTAATGACAACTACGTCACTGACTGGTCTAATTATGGGACCTGTATTAGCAGGCTCTACCCAAGCAATAGTACAAGCCTCTGACAATAGCGGTAACTATGGTGATGAATTCGGAACAGGAACAGGAAAATATATAAGAGGAACCATTACTTATCTAACCAATTAATTACCTCACTCGGACGATTGAGGCGGACCAAGGAGAAATACAATGGCACTGACCGAAGAAAGTTTTGCAGACAAGGTGGAGATCGTGGGCGACTTCAGCCACGTTCAGGTGCGCGTTGCCACCGTGATCAAGCGCGACGGCGAGGAGATCAGCCGGTCGTTCTCGCGCCACGTTGTGGCCCCCGGTGACGACTACAGCGCCGAGGATGCGAAGGTGCAGGCGGTGTGTGCCGCAGTTCACACCCAAGACGTAATCGACGCCTACGCGGCGCACATGGAGGCACAAGCTAATGGCTAACTTTGTCTGGTCCATTCCGACCACTGAACACATGCTGGCGGATGGGGGCATTACGGTGGCCCACTGGCGCTGCACGGCCTCTGACGGCGACTTCTCCGCTTCCTCCTATGGCACGGCAGGCTTCACCCCTGACCCTGAGTCTGAGGACTTCGTGGCCTATGACGACCTCACCGAGGCTGACGTACTGGCTTGGGTGTGGGAATCCGTGGACAAGGACGCAACCGAAGAAGCCCTTGCAGCCAAGATCGAGGCTGATAAGAACCCGACCAGCGCAACAGGAGTGCCGTGGTAATGGATATGATTCTAGCTTTCTTCGATGCTCTCCCTGCATGGATCAACGCCATCACGGCATTGGTCACGGCAGCTACGGCTATCACCGCTCTCACTCCGAGCAAGGTAGACGACAAGTACGCCTCAATGGTTCTAAAAGTTCTGAACACCATTGCGGGTAATGTGCTTAAAAACAAGAACGCGGACGGGTAACATACGCAAAGGGCGGTTATACGGGAGTGAGTCATGCTAGACCCTGTAACCGCCATTGCCACGGCATCGGCAGCGTTTAACGGCGTCAAGAAACTGGTAGCCGCTGGCCGTGATTTAGAGGACTGCATGGGCCAGATCGCAGCGTGGGCTGGTGCCGTTTCTGATATCAACGAAGCCTCTAAGCAAGCCAAGAGCCCTCCTCTCTTAAAGCGCATCACAAGCAAGAAATCCGTGGAGCAAGAGGCCATGGAAATCTTCGCCCATCGACGTAAGATCGAAGCCCAAGAAAAGGAACTGCGAGAGATCATCTTCTACGCTTATGGAAAGGAGGCGTGGACAGAACTCGTCGGGCTTCGTAGAAGGATAAGACTAGAGCGAGAGAAAGCCTTCTACGCCCAAAGGCGGAAGCGTGAAAACTTCATTTATACGACCTTAACCATCGTCGTACTGACTTTCGTTTGCTATGGTTTCTTCGCTACAATTCATTATGTCCTAAGCGATATCAAGGCTCAGCAAGATGGCACCAGAGATGATATGGAGTAGTATCTTGACGGCGGCCATCGGCCTTATGGCGTGGACCTTTAAGTCTAAATCTGACGAGGTTCAAAGGCTGAGCATCCTGCTTAATCGAACCCGCGAAGAACTAGCGAAAGAATACGTTACGAAAGCTGACGTACACGCTGACATAAACCGCATCATTGATCGCATTGAAGCCTTAGACGCGAAGCTGGATAGGCTCATGGAGCGAGGGTGATGTTAGAGGCCCTGATCGGCCCTGTGACGGGCCTTCTAGACAAGTTCATAGAAGACAAGGACCAGAAAGCCCGTTTGGCGCATGAAATTGCGACAATGGCGGAGAAATATGCGCACGAAAATGCGCTAGCCCAGATCGAAGTTAACAAGACCGAAGCAGCGTCACGGAATCCTTTTGTGGCCGGTTGGCGTCCCTTCATCGGTTGGACCTGCGGTATTGCTCTAGCTTGGCATTTCGTACTCGCACCCTTTACCATGTTTATTGCTACATGGGCGGGAGCAGACCTACCAGAACTCCCTCATTTCGACATGGACAATCTAATGACTGTCCTCTTAGGGATGCTGGGCTTAGGTGGCTTGCGGACTTTTGAGAAGGTTAAGAGCGTTACTCGATAAAAGCGGGTTAATCGGTATGCGTACAAGTCAGGAAGGCGTTGACCTCATTCGCCACTTCGAAGGGTGCTACCTGAAAGCCTATCTCTGCCCTGCTAACGTCTGGACGATTGGCTACGGGCATACGAAGAACGTACACCCTGATGACGAGATAGATAAAGAGCAGGCGGAAGCTCTGCTCATTGAGGACTTAGAGGAGTTTGAGGGCTATGTTAACGCTCTGGTGGAAATCGACCTTGAACAGCATCAGTTCGACGCCCTTATATCGTGGGTTTTCAATTTGGGGCCCACGAATCTACGAGAAAGCACGTTACTCAATCGGATCAACTATGGTCCTGTTAGCGACGTTCCTTTCCAGATTCAGCGCTGGACTAGAGCGGGTGGGAAGGTCCTTCAGGGGTTGGTGAAACGTAGGGCGGCAGAAGCTGCCTTGTGGGAAGGTAAAAACTGGCGGGAGTTTCTATGATTACGATTGATGGTACCGAGTACAAGGAAGAGGACTTCACGGACGAGCAGAAATATATGCTTGCTCAAGTGAAAGACCTCCAGACGAAGGAAGAACAGCTAAAGTTCAACCTTCACCAGATCACCGTGGCGCGGCAAGCGTTCATTGACGGGCTCTCTAAGTCCCTGAAAGAGCCCATAGAGGCCGAAGCTGATGAGTCTGATTAACGACATCGTACGGATGCCGAACGGCCTGCTAGCGGTCGCTGCTGGGCATTTTGAGGATGCACAAGCGGTAAACCTATTCGGCGTGAACCCTGTAGTAGGGACGACCTATGAGACTTTGTGGGACTATGGAGGGCTTTATGCTTACCCTTCCAGTGCTGCTAGCCTTTCTGCTGTTTCTTCGTCTGCCTCAGACACTATGGCCGTCCTTATCAGTGGACTGGATGCGAACTACTGGCCCATTACTGAGGTGGTTACGCTCAACGGTACGTCGGCTGTTACGACGACTCAGGCGTTTCTCCGCTTAAACTCCGCAGTAATCCTCGCAGGAGAAAACGTCGGGAACATCACCATCACGAACGATGGTACGGTCTTGGGCTATATCTCTATCGGAAAAGGGCTGACCCAAGCCTGTAACTACACCGTACCTGTCGGCCATTCGCTGTACCTAACCCGGATCGACCTAACGTCTGGAACCGTCAACCCCAATAAGTACATTACCTACAGAAACGTCACTAAGACGCATACGGGGCGGTGTTTAAGGGTAGCCGAGGCAACGTGGCAAACGGACGAGCAATCCTTTGACCGGCAGGTGCCCTTTAAGATCGGTGAAAAGACCGATTTCCAGTTTGAGGCGCAATCATCCTCTGGTGATAACATCGTCTCAATTTTCGTAGAAGCCATCCTCGTGAGGGAAAACTGATGCCGTTAAAAAAAGGTCAAGCCAAGAAAAAGATGCCCCAAGGTGGGGTCATGAAGCGTAAGACTGAGAAGAAGAAAAAGCCGTACGGGAAGTAGTAGACGGGGGGCCGAAGCCCCCCTGCTACGCCAGCAACGGGCGGGAAAACTGGCGCAGCGTTCTGATATTAACACCCCCTTTCTTATAGCGAAATGTTCTAACGCTTTCTCCCCCATACCTAAACAGAACTGTTATTATTCGTTTGGGTTTAGAGAGGAGAACACCCATGTTACCTAAGCTGATCTGGGACACCCTGTCCCAAATTGACGTATCCGCGCACACCGAGCGGAAGCAGAACCTTACCTATCTTTCGTGGGCGTGGGCGTGGGGCACGATGTGTAAGCACTTCCCTGACACCACCTACGCCTTTACGTCTGAGTCCTTCCCCGATGAAACCGTGGAGTATACCTGCATCGTTACGGTAAACCACAACGGCGCTACCCACTCCCAAATGATGTGGCTCCCGGTGATGGATCATCGGAATAAAGCCATTAAGAACCCAGACGCCTTCGCTCGTAACACCTGCAAGATGCGCTGCCTTACGAAGTGCCTCTCGATGCTCGGGTTGGGGCACTACATCTACGCAGGCGAAGACCTGCCAGAAGGGCATGAGCCGGAGAAGATAAACGAGGACGAGCAGAAGCTACTACACGCTCTAATCGTTGAGACCGAAACCGATCTAGAAAAGTTCTTCATGGCGTTCAAGATCAAGTCCCTACAGGAGATGCCTAAAGAGCGGTTCCCTAAAGCTCTGGCGGCACTGGAAAAGAAGATGGAGGCTAAGCAATGATCGAGCATTCACCCGGACCGTGGAAGTTCATAGCCAAAGATAAGCTATTGTTTTCTAGTGAAGAAAAACTAATTGCAGAGCTATTTTCCACTAGACAGTACTTCGCAGGAGACGTTAGAGCCATTCTCGCTGCCCCTGAGCTGCTGGCGGCATGTGAAGGGCTTTACAGAGTTTTTGGCCATAATGGGCTTGAGGTTTGCCATGAAGCTCGCCGCGCAATAGCAAGAGCAAGGGGGATAAAAACGCATAATAAGCAAAGAGTGCTGGAGTGATGCGCGTCATCAACGTAGAACAAGGCACGGAAGAATGGCTAGCGGCGCGTTTAGGCGTGCCGTCCGCCTCTAGCTTCTCAAAGCTAATCACGCCTACAGGTAAGCGTTCCTCTACCTTTGATTCCTATGTGAACCAATTGGTCGCAGAGCGGATAACGGGTGAAGTAACGCCGTTCCCCCAGACTGACGCGATGGCTAGAGGGACCGAATTAGAACCTCACGCCAGAGCCTACTACGAGTTCGCTACCGATAACGAAGTGGTAGAGATGGGGTTCATCAAACACGCCGTCTTAGAGGCAGGCTGTAGCCCTGATGGCTTTGTGGGAGATATGGGCGGCTTAGAGATTAAGTGCCCCCTACCGCATACCCATATCGAAACCCTGCGAGGCGGGACGATGCCGTCTAAGCATATTCCCCAAGTTCAGGGCTGTATGTGGATCACTAGACGGGAGTGGTGGGACTTCGTGTCCTATCACCCCGATATGCAGACTCTAATTGTTCGCGTCGAGCGAGATGACGCGTACATAGAGACCCTCGCGGAGCTTGTGAAAGAAGCCTGCGAATCCATCGAATGTTTGACTAAGGATGTATCGCGATGAGCTATGACAATAACCTTTCTGGTGCGCTCTTCAAGAACGACAAGAAAGAGACTGAGAAGCACCCGGACTACAAGGGTTCCTGCGAGATTGATGGGACCGAGTATTGGGTAAGCTCTTGGCTTAACGAGTCCAAGAATGGTCGTAAGTACCTATCCCTTAAGTTTAGCCCGAAGGACGGACAGAAGCCTGCTCAGGCAGCTATCGCCGATG